AGTAGCAGTAATTACATACGTTCCATTGAAGTTAACATCTACTCCAGAAACAGTGACTGATTCACCGACAATAAATTGATGAACGTCAGATGTGGTTATAGTGGCAATGTTTGAGATAAGAACTTTTGATGTAATGGTTCTAGGAGGAACGCGAGTTTTTGCATAAGTAAATTTGACAGATGAAGGAACTGTAGAAATAACATAACTACCGTCAAACAGAGAATCAACTCCATTTACAAGAATTCTTTCTCCCACAGAAAAACCGTGAGCAGATGTTGTCTCAATAGTTGCAACACTTGAAGTTAAAGATTTATGGGAGACTAAGCGAATCACTGCTGCATTTGCAATATGTGTAAAAGTGGTGCTTGTAGGTACAGAAGTAACAATCTGCTCTCCATCAAAAGGAGACCCTACTCCCGACACAAAAACACTATCCCCGACAACAAATCTATGGTCAGCTGTAGTTGTTAAAGTAGCAATATCTTTAAGAGTAGGTATGTCAAAAATTAATTGTTTGTTGACAATTGAATTTACAAGACTTCCCTTTAGCCCCTGAGTTAGCAGAATTAACTGTTCTGTTGTTCTATTAAAAATACGACCTGGACCAACGAATGGACCCGAGACTTCTAAGAAGCAAGGAACACCGTAGTTTCCAACGTTTGTAACAACCCCAGAACCTTCAACTCCTGTAGTTGGGTTTTTAGCAGCAATATCTACTGTGTCATATCCATCTTCGTTTGTATCATTCCAAGAGTATTTAATTGGATCTGCTGCACGAAGAGCGATTGAGAATTCTGTTCTACCGCGAGCGTTAACGGTATCAATTGTTACATCTCCAGCAAGACGAACAAAAGAAGCACGAATTGGGTCATTACCTGTCTTTAACCACACACCTTGATATACAAGATTTGTAGCAGCAACAAGACGATCTCTAGCAGCTTCAACTAAAGAGGGATTTGGAGTAAGGAAAACACCTTCAAGGCTAAAAGTTCTAGCCGCGTAACGTCCTTGAACATCGTAGGAGCCGTCACCAAAACCACGAGGAATATCTGGCATTTCAGGAGATGGATGACGCCACCATCCGTCAATGTTTGTTATAACCCAAGTAACTCCATACTCATCGATGGTATTAAAAATAAACTCGCCAAGAACGATATTGGCTTCAAGCTTCATGCCAGTCAGATGTGGCTGTGGAAGCGGAATTAACCCACGGTCTACAAAATTATTTTCTTGGGCTTGATTAGCCATGTTATGCAGCACCCTTTCTCATCTGGTAGGCGAGTTGCTTGGAGACAAGGTTTGCAAGCTCACGCTCGTTCATTCCTGCTGATGGGTAGACATTAATAGTTGCCCCGCCAGCACCATTACCAGCAAGCATAGAGATAATTGCTTTGTCACGCTTTGATAGACCATCTGGATCAAGAGGTTCTACACGCTCTGGACGACCTGCTTCACCGATTGTGGCAAGCGTTCCGTTTGGTGATGCAGGGATAATTCCACCTGCAGCAAGTCTTGGGATGTCAGGAGTTGAGAGTGTAAATCCTCCTATTTTTTTACCAAATACTGTAACGCTTGGAAGTGTAAAGGATAGACCGTTCCACTTGTCAATAATAAAGTTAATTGCACCTCTAAAGGCTTCTTTTAGCCCATTAAACATTCCACTTGCAGCAGATGCAATTTTAGAAGGAAGACCTTTAATAAAGGTGACAATAGAGTCAAGCTTTGATGTAATAAAGGAAGATACAGTAGGCCATACGCCTTCTACAGCTTTCTTTAGTAAAGCTATCGGGTTGTACTTAGTGATGAACTCTGAGACTGTTGTAGAAAGTCCAACGAGTGCGTCTTTAATCCTTGTAGGAAGACCAGTGAACCAAGTCTTAATCTTTTCCCAGTTTTCGGTAACAAGCCTCCACAAAACCAAAATAGGGTGATACTTATTAATAAACTCAAGGACTGTTGTGGATAGACCGACAATAGCGTCTCTAATTCTCCCACCTAAACCACTAAACCAACTCTTAATAGTCTCCCAGTTTTCAGATACAAGTCTCCAAATAATGGCAAGTGGGTGATATTTAGCAATAAATTCTAGAACTGTAGTAGCTAAACCTTGAATAGCAGTTAATAGTTTTCCTGGAAGTTCGGTAAAGAAGGTAACAACTGCACTGAGGACCCCAGATGTTTTCTCTTTAATCCAATCCCAAGCTGCTCCTACTTTCTGACCAATCCATTCAACAGCTGCTCCAACAACTTCTTTAATCTTGTCCCAGTTTTTAACAATGATAATAACAAGAGCGACGATTGCAATAATAATAAGAATCCAAGGGTTAGCTAGTAAAGCACGACCAATAGCCTTCAAAGCGTTTCCTACAGCAAACACAATCCTCTTTAAAGCATTTCCAACTGCTATAGCAGCGTTCTTTGCAGCAGTCCCTAGAGTTGAAAATCCTGTTTTAAGAGCGTCAAAACCTTTTGTTGCTCCAGCTTTAATTCCTTGACCAGCTGTTGTTAATGCATTACCAATAGCAGTTTTTGCTGTACCTGCAGCTTTACTTACTTTTCCAAATCCAGATTTAATAGCATCCGTGGCATACATAGCCTTGAGGCGAAGTCCATCAAAAGCACCACCTGGGGCTAGAGCTTTTCTAAACTTACCGACTGCTCTAAACGGTGCCATAAAGTTTCCAGCTATGCCTAAAGTGACAAACTTGCTAACTTTAAACATAAGGCCAAAAGCCCGTGTTATAGCAAAAATTGGAGCAACAAACTTGATAACTGCTTGAACTTGTTCGTTTCCAAATATCTTATTTAAAACTTCTAAAGCCTCGGTCAGGATTTTAAAGAATGTATCTATAGAACCACTCTCTGTGAGGTTCTTAATAAGGATGGCAAATTGTTCAACAAAGAGACCTAGTGAAGGAGCAGCACCAGTTAGGACTCCTCCAATTTCTCCAAATGTATCTACTGCTCTGCTGAGTGAATCAGCAAAAAGACCAACACCTTCATCGTCACCAAGTTTGAGAAGTTCGGCAACGATGTTTACAAGAAGGTCGAGTACCTTTAGACCGTTTTCTGTAGCTTTATCAAAGTACTCACCGAGAGAACCATCACCATTCATTTTGGTCATCAGGTCTTCAAAGCGCTTACTTGCGTCTTCAAAATACTTTAGGAGGCGCTCTCCAGCGCCACCTTCCATTACAGCTTTTCCAATTTGTTGGAAACCCTTGAAGTAGTTCTTTAAAATTCCGCCAATACGAGCAGCTACATCTCCTGCTTTATTAAAGTTCTCTGTAAGCTTGCCAGTCTCGTTTTTGGCTTTCATGGTCATTGACCATGTATCCGTGATTTTTACAAGCCAATCACCGAATCGGTCAATGAGCGGTCCTGCAGCATCTAAAAGATTTATAAACCCTTCATAGAGATTTCCAGTTACTTTTCCTAACTTGCCAATAAGCCTGTCGTTAGTTTTCCAAACACGTTGAAGAGCGCCAAAGTTTTTAGTTTCAGTAATTGTTTTTGATATTTCAATTGCAACATCACCTAAAGCAGACCCAGTTCCTCTGAGAAGGTCTCTAAATACTTTTAGGTTGCCTTCTGTAAGAAGATTTTTTATGGCTGTTTCTAGCTTAGGGAATAACTCTTGACCAGCAGCAGCTTTTAACCCTTTGAATGCATCTTTAAGACTAACAATATATTCAACAAAACTTCTAGCCTCAGGTGATAAATCATTTAGGGCATCTGCATAGGCATCAGTTCCCGAACCTTTTCGAGCCTTTGCTTCATCTTTCTTTGCATCTTCTACAGCACGCTTTGCGTCAGCTATCTGTCTGTCAAAATCTCGTAGTGCTTTGCTTTGGACGTCTGGATTTTTGCCAGCTTCTGCTGTTGCTTCTTGAAGAGCTTTTTCTGCATCAAGTACACCTTTTTTAGCCTGTTTGCTATTAATTAATGCGTCAGCCTCGGCGTTAATTGCATCACGCCGTGAAAGCACTGCATCTTTAACTGCTTGAGCACCTTCAATACCAGCAGCAGTAGCTTTTTTCTCTTCTGATTTAAGATCTTTGTTTTTATCAATTGCCTTACGAAGATTGAGGTCAGCTTCAGCAAATGCAAGCTCTGCCTCTTGACGAGCGCGAGAGTTTGGTGGAAGGTCTTGAACGCGCTGCAGTGAGTCACGAGCTTTTTCAAACTCAAGGCGTGCTTTCTTCTCAGAAATAGCACCGCCCTCAACTTCAAAGCGAAGTTGTTGTAGTTTTTCTTTTGCCTCTTCACGAGCTTTGTTAAGGTTTTCAAGAGCCTTTTTAGTTTTTTCTTGAGACTCTTTATATGTTCGCTCAGCTCTTGTAGCTGAAATTTTTGAATTAGCAAGAGAGTCTTCTGCATCTTTTTGTTGTTCGGTAAGTCTAATTAAAAGCTCTGGTCTACCTTCATTTTCAAGCCTAAACAGTCTCCGTTGAGCATCTTCAGTACGTCGGATTGCATCTGCTAGTGCATCTGTATCTTTTGCAGAACCTTTTGAAGCTTTTAGACCAGCTCCGATAGCTTTGCCAACGCCAGCAAAAGCTATTTTAGCTACAATTGCAGCTTGAGCTAAAGCAGTTAGTGCTCCAACAAGAACAATTGCTGAGGGGGCAGCTGCTCCTAATACAGATGTAAGAGTGACAAGAGATGCACCTAGTGCACCAACTGCACCAGCAACACCTGCTAAAGCTGGTCCTAAGAAGTAACCAGTCTGAATTAGCTTGTTAAATCCTTGTCTTGCTTGCTCTGCTTCATTAAGAAATTTGGAACTAAATAGACTTGATTTTCCTCCAGAAGAGCTTAAACCTCTACTAAAAGAATCACCTATCTCTTTTCCTGCATCTTCTCCAACGCTGCCAACACCTCGAAGACCGCTTCTAATATCACTTTCAAGACGATTGGTGAGAGCGCGAACGACAATATAAGCATCACCTACAATAGCCATGCGCTCTCACCTCCTTCGTATTTATAGTTAATTTAATGGTGCGTCTAGAGTTTTACCGAAAGGCAGATAACTGTCTTCGTTCAACTCTGTTGGCGGGATATAAGGTTTTTGTACGTTTCTTGTTGGATCAAATGGTTCAACATCTAAGTCACCATAAAATCCACCATCTGGGAGCAAACTTCCATCAGCGGTGTAAGAAGAACTTCCACTACTTGATGACTTGTTCATTGCATATTTATAAGTTTTTCCATACAACGTTCTATAGATCACAGAACGAGCTTCAGACTTAGCTTCTGCTTGTTCAGCAGTAGATGCGGATAGGTCTTCTTCCATGAAGTAATGCAAAACATCACACATGTCTGAAGCCTCCATCTCAGCTAGTCTTAGTCCACTCATAATTGCTTTCCCATTAACGTAAGGCCAGAGATCTACTGCCCACTCAAGGAAGGCTCTGGCTGCGGCGTAGGGCGGCTTGAATACTCCTCTACGAGCCATGCGGTGATTTCACCCAAGGTCTCGACCGAGACAATTTTGTCTGGATTTGTTAGAAGGGACTCAAAACGCGTAAAGCTTTCTTCTAGTAAACAAACTTCGAAGAAGTCATTAATTACCTTAGCCATACCCATACCGTCATTAATGTCAGTATTGGCAACGATGTTGAGGAGAGATTTACCTTGAATTGTCGGACGACAATTAAACTCCTCACCATGAATTTTGAACGAGAGGGGGGCGGTATTTACATCTCCACCCGACCCAAAGTCCTTGAATCTATTTGTCATGTTTTTTCCTTATCTTGTGTCTTTGACTTATTACTAATGTAATAAATCATTCCTGCTTATTTTACCAACCTGAGATTGTCTGATAGGTAGCGATTTGGTCTTGTACCTGGGTGTCTCACCAAGTGTGTAATAACCAATTGCCCCCTAGTGACAAATTTCAGAACTTGTTTTGTATTAGGTCTAATTAAATGAGGTCTAGTTCCCTCGTGATGGAGCCTTGCGTATGGCAAAGAAGACCCAATCCGAACATATTGTCCTCGTGTATCACGAAAATGCCTCATATGGATAGACGCACGAAGTGCTCCAGTATTAACCCCAACTTGACGTTTAGCGGCAGCAGTGATTAGTAAGCCTCTTTTAGCTAAATATCTGCCAACATCGCCACTAGGTGAGTTTTTGTATTTACTAAATGCTGGTTCACGAAAAACTATAAGTACCATTATGGAATCGCCATCGTGATAGTCATACGAGTAGTTGAGAATCCGCCTTCTGGCTCAGCCGCGTCTACAGTTGCAATAACTCCAAGACCGTAGCCACCCAAATCGCCCCATGCATCTAGCTGTTGAATGCTTTCCATTAATACCCAAGCATCATATGCCGATACGACAGCAGCATCTTGAATGTCATCTGCAGGTGGTGGATTACCATTCTGTTGAGACACAGGAACTGCGCGAGAAACAGAAATATTTAAAGTAGCGCTACGAGGGTCATTACATCTGCGAGGGTCAGTTGCTTCATCTCCTGGACTTCCCACATACATTTGAATCATAGAGACAACAAGTTGTTCGCAATCTACTGCTGGTGTACCAAAAGTCCAGTAACGACGAGCAGGTAGAGGCATATCAAATGAGCCGTAACAAGTGATAACTCGGTCTAGAACTTCTTGCAGAAACTCGGCTAAGTTTTTAGCTCCGTTATCTACTCCAGATACATCTACTATTGGCATGTCATTTCCTTCGTTCGTCTTAGACTATCGCGATTGGCTTTTGAGTATTTCCTAGCTGATAGATAACGTTGCTATTCAAAAGGTTAATTACTTCGTTTACAGCAGGGTTACCTAAGCTTGGTCGAGATGCATACAAATCTAAAGTCCCTGGGTCACGAGGACCTAGAACAGAAAGAATGTCTGCGTAGCTAGCGCTAAGTCTAATAGTACCCTCTACAGTGTCT